TTTGATTTTTTTGAAAATTTTAGATAAAAATCCAAATTGTTGTAATCCAGTTAATTGATTTATTTGACCATTACCAACAACATAATCTTGTGGATTTAGACCAACAGATTGCATATCTCTATTAATTAATTGCTGTGTGGTATTGCTAATAACTGGTGGAACGACCATTTCGCCGGGTGCGGCGTGAACTATTTGTGTATCCTCTAATTGTGGTTGTGCTAATTTATCCTGCATATCTCCTTCCATAGTATTTGTTATTTTAGCGTAAATACTTTAAAAGTATGTTTATTTTCCAAAATTAGCAAGTTTGATAGATACAGCGCCGTTATTTGTAACAGTCACCTTACCTAATGCGCTTGTTGCCTCTAGTCCATCATTTACTAAAGGTTCGCCTATATTAACCCATTCTGAGCCTGTATAGACCTGCAACACCTCAAGTGTTGTATTCCAGATTATACTACCTGGATTAAAATTCAAGGTTTCTAACTCATTTTCGCTCACTTGGCGAGTATTATCAAGGTTTACTGCACCTAAATTTATTTCTAATAATCTTATTAAGCGGTTAAAAACTTCAGGAGTTACCTCTGATTGTGCTAATGGTAACTGCGTTGGCAGCAACTTACTCATCTCTTGCCGTCTGGTTTTATATCTATCCTAGTAGCTCCTAAACGCCAACCAACACCTAAATTACCGTTATTATCTGCGTCGTCGTTAGATTCTATACGTAGCGCCATTTGCCTTGCTCTTGCTCTTATAAAAGATTGTTGTGTCGTGCTTTTAATTTCATTAGTTGAATTAGTGGTTAAGGTGTCGCCTGGAAAGTTTCTTGTTTTAACAACCACATTTACAGAGCAGTCATTTTGGTTTTCTATAAATTTAAAATCAGGTATTACTCTACGGGCAAAAGCAAACTGATCTCCATCCCCAAGATCAAAGTCCGAACTCTCTATAAAAACACCAGTCATAGGTGATCCATCGTCATCAAACCCTATTTCTTGTTTATATAGATACCCATCACTTACTGCCCTAGGATAATTTTCTATACCTGAGTCTAGCCAAGCAGTTCTATTTAATTGACCATAAACCCAAGTCTGCTCTAAATAATTATAAATTACATATCTATCAATAGTGGTGCTGCCAGATGAACAGTAGAACCAACCAACTTCATTTTTATCCTTTATTGTAAATGCATGTATCTTAAAAGATTGATCTAAATTTATGTCATTAAAAACATAATTATGCACAGAACAAGGTAAGGTATTTACGGAACCGTTATATAAATAAAAGTTGTTATAACTCATAAAATAAACTGCCGAAGGTGCTGTAACTGCAGCTTTTGGTGACACTAGACCAGTTCCTTCATTAATTAAATTAACTGCAAAAGTAAACGGAGGCCCAACAAATTGCATACTATACATAGCGGTATCGGTCCAAATCAAAATTTCTTGTCTTGACTTAACAGCACCAATAATAGATGAACCTGATGACAATCTAAGTGAACCGGCTGTATTGGTAGATTTTGGTTCAAACTCAAGTTCGTTTTCTTGATCACTAAAAGCAATTAACATAGGATCAACAGTGCCCGTTCTAGACGTGCCACTAATAGGATCTGCTCCTAACACAATTAGATGTCTATCAATTTCAGATGTAATTACTTGTAATGCCTTTGTTGGCACTAAATTAGCACCTGAAACAGTTGATAAATTTACGGCTCTTGTGCCAGTGCCGCCTGATTCTAACCACCTAAAAATACCAGCATTCCTTTGATTTATTATTAAATTTTCACCAAAATTGTCGTGTGTCCAAAGCCGTAATTGATTTGTATCTGACAAAACAGCAGCTTGCCCAAAAGCACCTGCACCCCAACCATTTATGCCCCAACCAGTTCCAGGCACATAAACATCTAAACCAACATTAACTTGATATGCACCAACAACTGAAGATCCACCGTTACCGCTATCAGAGGAGTTAGCAGTAACTGTTGTCCCGCTAGTGTCTTTTGCTGTAATTTTAAAGTTGTTTGTATCAACAATAGATGTTATTTGATATTCTTGATTTAAAACATTAGCAGTTATATTACCTCCTAGTGTTGCAGCTCCACTAAAAGTTACAAAATCATTAACTACTGCGCCGTGTGATGAGTCAGTTACGGTAATCTCCGAGCTGCCGTTAGTTGCGGCAAAAGTTACATCTCCAGCACTTGTAGTTGTTCTGATTGGCGTAATATCGTTAAAATTTAAACCCTCATTAATATAATATTTAAGATGCGTGCCTACACCTAAATATTTAGCACCCTCTAATGAAATCCAGGCGTGCAAGGCACGAGCTGTACCTAAATAAGTGTTTGATGTTACTTTTTCCCAGCCTGCAAATTTTTCAGGCCTGCCTTTTCTGAATCTTACAAGATTACAGTCAAACCAACCGCCCTCATTATCGTAAGCTGTACCCTCTCTATTTATCCCTGGTCTAAATACTGTTTTTTGTAATGGCATATATTAAACCTCGTGCCATTCTTTACCTTCAAATAGTAAAGATTCTGCTAATCTTCTTCGTTCTAGGCCTTCTAGAACCTTGCCGTTAGCTTTGTTCCATCTACGCATTTGGCTCGGCACCTCATCTTTTTTGTTCTCATTTAGAACTTTTAACATAGTAGAGTTGTTTAAGTTTGTAGGACCTAAGTTATAAGTCCAAGCAACTAAAGCATCAAATTCGTTTTGGTCAAGTGGCACAGTTACTGCATCACTAACATAAGCACCAAATACAGGTAGTTCCTCGGCAAGCCATATATCTGCTTGTTCTTGACTACATACATCGCCCTTTGAAACATTTTTTGTTCTGCCGTAGCCTATAGTCCATACACCTGCACTACATTTATAAGCCTCTAACTCACAACCCTCAAATTTTTTTATTAATTGTTTACCCTCTTCTGAAATTTTCATTTTAATGTTCTCCCCATATTTTAGTTTTTTTACCACCGTCATAAGCAACTGCATGACCCTCTTTAATAAGTATTTTACATATATCTTTACCATCTTCTGTATACGGTATGCCCAAAATACGACCATACTTACCTTTTCCTAAAGACTTTACTCTTATTTTTCCAGTGCATAACTCCGCTAGTCTTGCTTTTGCCGCTAATCCAAGTTTCTTTTCGGCTAAATTTCTAGTACGTGATTCAGGTGTATCTATTTGTGCTAATCTTACTCTTTGTTTGTGTAGTTTGACATCAAAGCCAAGATCAAGACAGCAATCAAATGTATCGCCATCAACTATTCTTTCTAATGTTGCATTATAAACAAATGCATCTGGTGTATTACTCATCAGCCTTATCCTGTTCTGTTGTTACCGTTCTATAATACACTACAACATCTTTAAGTTCAGTTATGTACCTTTTTATCTCTTGCATATTGTAAGCCATAACCTCGTAATCTGGCACTGTCATAGCTAAAAAGACAAGTTCGCCCTCTTGATCTTCTATTACTTGAAACTGCTCCTCAAAATTTTCTGGTGTAATTGTTAACCATCTTACTTCTTTCAGATCAATTTCTCTGGGCATGATAGGCTGCACAATAGTCCTTTCCAGTGGCTTGGCAGTAACTTGTATCTGTTTAGTCGGAATTAGGCTGCAACTGCAAGCCATCATCAAGATCATCAACAGTAACGCTGATTTTCTCGATGTCTTCCATAATATGTTTTGTGCCATTATTTATCTTCCTTTGCATTTCTACAGGATCAGTAAGTATTTTAGCTGTTAATTGATAGTTTTGTATAAATTGAGTATATCTATTGAGCTCTCGCTGTGCCGCTTGGCTTTTAAGAGTCATGTTTTGGAGTTGGGTAGTTTGTAAAGCAAAATCATTTTGCAGCGTGCTTATAGCCTCTTCTTGTGTTGCAATCGCACCCTCTAAGGCAATATTGTTAGCTTTTAAGGTATTGTTTTCGTTATAAAGCCAATAACAGCCAATACCTAATACCAAAATAACACCTAGCAAGATTTGTTGCATTATATGTCCTCAATAATGTAGTTTAAGCCGCTTGCACTACGATACTCAACTATTTTATTATTTTCACTCCTAAATTTCAGGTGCTTTTCTTTTTGAACAATAATTTTTTTTGTAATATACGATTTATCATCAGAATCACCATACTCTTTATTAAAAGATACGGTTACTTTGTATCTAGTTGCAAATAAATATTGATACCACGCAACTAACTTTTGCCAAATTTTTTTTAAACTGTCCATATAGCTAGTTTGTGTCTTTTACCTTTAACATTAATAGGTTTTAATAATTTTAATACAATTTTGCAATTTTTTGCAGTTCTATAACCTACTAAAATATCCTCGCCAACTTCTTTAGTCGCTGATTCCAACCTTGCTGCGGTATTGACAGGATCTCCAATTGCAGAGTAATCAAATCTAGTGTTACTTCCCATATTACCTATTACTGCCTCGCCAGACTCAACACCAACACCAACAGCAACTGGAGTCGAAAGAGTTTTGTTAAGTTCAGCTATACCCTTTTGTATATCAATTGCAGCTTGAACAGCCTTAGTCTCGTGATCTTCTAAATCTAATGGTGCTCCAAATATAAACATGCCTGCATCACCAATAAATTTATCGGTCATGCCACCAAGTTTTTGCACAGCCTCTACCTGTACGGTTAAAGTTTTATTCATTATGCTAGTCACCTCCTCTGGCGGTAACTCTTCACTTAACGCAGTAAAACCTCTTAAGTCGGTAAATAAGTAACTACAATATTTTTTCTCACCACCTAGTTTTAATAAATCTGGATTTTTTTGTAGTTCTTTTACTTGCCTAGGGTCAAGATAATGCTCAAACTGTTTTTTAATTTGCTGACGCAACTTATATTGTTTACGGTAATTTACATAAAAAGCTGTTGCGCTTGTGAGCACTTGCGAGACAAAAGTCCAAGTAAAATCTAATAAAATACCCTTTTTTATTAAAAAAACGCTTGAGAAGCCGTTAGTAAGCAGCAAAACTCCAGCAA